ACGATTTGAGTGTGATCGAAGTCAGTGCGAATGATGTAGCTGCCAAGGTGAAGCCTGTACCCCCAATCAAGCGAAGACCCGCCACTAGATTGGCCCAGGTTGACCGACATAAGCGAATCGAACTCAGCCAACTGCCCGAAGCCCTCGCGCACCTCCCAGGCACCCTCGCGCCTGAGCATGTTGAGCACGAAGTTGCCCTTGGTCGGCTGAGTGTATTGAATGCCTTCGCCAAGTATGTCGATCTCTTCGTACTTGACTGCCATCGCACTACTCCAAGTCGAACGCGACGTCGCTTACATACTCCACCAAGCCACCACCACGGCTCTCGATGTACTCCTTGAGTTGCCGCTGTCGGCGGCTGAACAGCGCGATCAGCTGGGTGTTGTCAGCGGAGTCCACAACAGCGTATTGCAGATACCCCGTGAGCGCTATGATGTCGTGAAAAGCGTTCAGGTCGTCGATGTATTCGTTTGAGCCGACCACGATGCCGCCAGCCCAGTCGACGTTCTGCTCGACAATGTAGGTGACACGAATGGAGCCCGTCATCTCACGATTAAACTCAATGGTCGTCCCGTTAAGCATGTAGTCACACCTGCCGTCGACAAGCTCCTCGCGAGTGCCGCCTGGCTTGAGCCGCCTAAGCAACACCCCGGTAGACGGGTCTTGCCACCAAAGGTCCAGAAGCTGATACATACGGGTCGCAGCCGGTGCTGTGGGGCCTAGTATCGATGGCGTCAGTGCCAGCGTCCTGGCGGCTGCCAGGGTGTACGAGTTAAACGTGGTGTAGATATAGGGATCTGTGCTGCACACGATGGCCCTGAAGTCATTGTAGGCAAGCCTGAGCCATATCGCCGTCTGGGCGTCATCGACAAACGTCTGGTCTGGCTCGTCCATGTAGCGCCTGAACAGCGCCGCGACCTCTTCAACAATCATGGGCCAGCTCCTGGCACGACCGCCGGGGCGCTAGGGACGCCCGGCACGTTCTGCCCCTCTGCTGGGAAGGGCACTTCGGCAAACGGGTCGGCGCCAATCGGACCCTGGGGCGCGGCTGGCTGCGCGACCGTCTGCGTCTGCGGTGTAGGCTTCTTCGCCCGTGGATGCACCGTCTTCTTGGCGCTCTGCTCTGCGTGAACATCGTCGGGATCGTTGACAAATGCCGCGTCCACGATGATCTGCCTGATGTAGTCCTGCCGGTCTTGCGGCAGCTCATAGTAATCAGGCGACTGCGTGAACTCATTGAACACGCGGAGGAACGCCTCGATGTCATCCGTTGGCAGTATCTGGATGTTGTTGCCCATGATGACGGCTTGCAGCATCTCCTTGGCGTGGCTGAGCGCCAGGAACTTCTGGGCAACCTGCGAGTTATAGGTGCGGAAGGAGATCATCTCCCTCGCCTCCTCGGGAGTCATTAGCCCAAGTTGCACGTACTCGAGAGCCTTGACCTCTCGGTTGGCTGCGTCGACCTGGAAGAGCATGTCAGCGCTGATATGGATCTCGGGATTCTCAACGATGTCGGTGCTTGAGATGGCCTTCCACGCCGGGGTGCCGGAGGCGTCAAGCATCTTGATCATGCGCGCCTCATCGTAGTGACGACGCATGAGCAGGAGTACCGCCTTCATCGTGTCTTCAACCGAATAGACGATTTCATTCTGCGTCATCAGTAGTTGGGTCGCGTCCTGCTGCGTCAGCGTGCGAGCGTGGACGCCAGACTTAACTCCGGGCTCTCTGCGGCCCAACGTGATGCCGTGAGCTCCAGCCACGTCGCTCATCTCTTCCCTAAGAACAGATGGTTCTCTGAGCACATGGGCGGGCATCTGCTGCGGGTTGGCCGGCTCCGGTTTGCCACCGCCAGGGGTGAACCTGATGATGGCGCCCGGCTTGTTCATCATGCTCCCCTTACGGACGTCTGCCGTTCTGGGGATGAGCCATGGAGGGTTCCCCATGAGGCGAACGTTAGAGTGGATCTGCGTCCTGGTGCGATTGTAGAGTTGTTGCAGGTCAGCGATCTGAACCATCGGGCCGAGACCCCAGAGGTCACCCTCCACAACATGGTAGCGCATCATGCGGAGGGGGAAGACCGCACGCACATCCTCGCTCACCTCTTTCTGGAGGTATGTGCCTCCGACCATGATGGCGTGGCGACCGTCGCGCCAATACACCTCGAACACCTCCACGCGGTTCTGTGGGCGGTACTCCTGATACTCAAGCAACTGGTACTCAGAGTCATCCGGCATCTCGTCGATCTCGGCGGCCTTGTCTGGGTAGGTGTCTTTAAGCTCTGCCTTGGTGGTGTAGGTGCGGATGGCGGTCCAACGCGCCTCGTCTGGCGAGTGAACGCCGGGTTCAAAGAAGACATCGAAGGGGCTCACAACCTCACACCTGACGCGTCCCTTCGTCTCCTTTGAGCCGATAACCTCGTCCTCTTTCTCACCCTCATCAGAGGGGTAGTCGCCAGGCAGCATATCAAGCTGCTCTTTAAGCTCGATTCCAGGCTCATAGAAGGTGTGAAGCATCGCGTTACCGGTCTGGCACATCCACCGGATCGCCGCAGACCATACGCGATTCTGTCGGTCTGACAGCCAGAAGTAGCGGAGCGCCATCTCGGAGGCCGTCGCCTTGGTGATGTCGTCAACGTGGTCGCTGGCCGGGATGACCACGGGCGTCGGCGCGTTCATCGTAAGGCGCGCGATGATGTTGCGCTCGATGTTGAGCATCTGATTGACCGTGACGCGCACTTCCCCGTTTTGACGCTTGATTACATTGTAATCCTTCAGCCGACTGCTCCAGTAGAGCCACTGATCGCCAGACAGCATACGGATGGCAGCAGACCACTCGCGCTCGTGCCGGGTCTTCTCGCTCCTCGACTTGAGGATGTGCGAGTGCATGTCTGTGGGGAACTTCGCCATGCTTACCTCATCCCATCAGTAGGGCTTGCTGGCGCCTGACGGCACCTGGGGCGATGTCGTCTGTGTCCTGCTGCCCCTGTGGCATCAATGGCCCTGGGGTGCTGACAGGGCGCTGGCTCGCCGCGAAGTCGCGCTCGTATCGCTGCTGCTCTCGCTGAGCCTCGCCAAGCGCTCGGCGGTTGCGGTGGGCAACCTGCGCCGCCTCGGCGCCCTCGTCTTCTGCGATGTCCCTGCCTACGGCTGTGGCAACACCCCCGCCAAGGATCCCGACAAACATGCCGAGCAGCGGATTAATCATCCCCGCAACGGTACTACCAAGAGCCGTGCCTGCCTGTATGGCGCCAACAGTAGCGCCAGCAGTCGACGGGCGCTGCTGCTCAAGCGCCGGAGCGGCGGCTGGAGGGGCCGGGGGCCTGGGGCCACTCTCGCGGCGTTGGGTTGGGCTGTATAACGCCCTCATCCTCGAGGTCTGAGCCCGTTGCCTTAGCTCGTCCTCAGTCAGACGGTTATCCAGTGCCATCGCCCCACTCCTCCCTAACGGTCTCCATTAAAGTCGCGCCATCATACTCTACTTCTCTGCGGTATGAACGCTCCCTCTCTATAAGGAGCCAGAGGTAATAGCCAAGCTCGGCCAAAACGACTGACGCTACGAAGTAGAATAAGTGCTGCATATAGAAAGAGGCAGGGCGCCAAGGGGATCGGCGCCCCGCCTCTACACCTCGCTGGGGCTAGGTGGGCGTGATGCCGGTCAAGATCAACTGCGCGTTGGGGCGCTTGCAGCAGATATTGTACCGATGCTTCCAGAAACCCTCGTAGGCGTCCTCGCCCTGCACGCGGAAGAGCACGTTGCCGTCCTCGTCAGCGAACTGCCCGGTCGTCAGCTCCGCGAGCATCCAGTCGCTCGAGTGCAGCATGCCGATGGTCGCCACCGGCCAGTGCCGGTCGTACTGGAACTTGACCCCTCCGTAGGCAAGATTCTGCTGGTTGTCCATGATCTTGCCGCTGTTGCCGTCGATGACGACGTTGTTGGAGTTGCCCGTGCCCAGGATGCCGGTGAGCTGCACGGTGTAGCGATGACGCATGAGAGCGTTCATCACCATCACATCCGCGTCGACACCAGCGTCCTGCTGCAGCACATCCATCATGTACTGCAAACGCTCGAGGCTCAGGTCGGCACCAGCGTTGGTGCGGTCTCCGTCGCCCGTGTCGTGCGTCAGGATGGTGCTTTGGAGGATCGCCGCGTTGCCACCTGTCGCCGTCGTCCGGTCGTTACCGAAGTGCGTCTGGCTGGCGAGGTTCTCGAAGAGCCCGCGAGGCTGGTTGGTGAGCAAGTTCTGCCCACCGATGTTCGCGAGACCATTCCAGACCCGCGAGTCCTGCCCGAACTGAGCGCCCGCGCTGTCCACCGGGAAGTTGCCGCCAACAGCAGCACTCTCCGCGATGACAACCGCAATCGCGGCGTCCACGCCCACGCCAGCCGTACTCAGCGTGGCGGTCCCGCCGAGGTCGTCCTTACCGAACGAGAGGCCGATGGTGGGGTTGGTGCGGTCAGTGCTGAAGCTCGTCACGAAGATGTTGGGGTTCGTGACCGCCCCGCCACCGATCGTCATGGTCGGCAAGATCTCCGCATAGGTGTCCATGCGGTAGAGCCGAACCTTGACCCAGGTGGCGGAGTTAGCCAGCGCGACCGTAACGCCGGTACGACTGCCGTCGTAGTAGCTAAAGTCGCCCTGGTACTGCCACGTCGTCTCGACCGAGATGCCTCCGGTCGCGGCGGTCTGCGCACCAACGCCCGTGACGTTGGGGTCGACAATCCGCTGGTTGAGGAAGCCCTTGGTCGGACCACCGAAGATGTTGATGGCGTTCTCGTTGTTCGCGATGTCGCGCACGAGACGGTCCATCTCCTCGTTCATCACGCCGGCGAAGGCACCGACGCCCGACTTGGCAGCCGTGTCCATCGCGAGGCCGCTGACCTGGAAGCGCCCGTAGGAGCTGTGGCTGTTGATACGCAGGTCCGCATACCCCTGCTGGCCGGCGGTCGGCAGCACGCTTGGCGCCTCGCCCTGGAAGCCAACACCGCTGTTGCGACCGACGTGGATGGGGATGACCATCTGCTTGCCGCTCCAACCCTTTGATTTCTTTTGGAAATACTCGCGGATCCAGACCCTGTTGTTGATTTGCTGGACAACGGGACCCTGATAGAATTCCTTAAGCATCGGCCCGAAGGTGCCGACGCCATTAATACCTACTGTGGCGGCCATGATGGCTCTCCTCTAGTGAGAATGGTTAAAGCGATGCGCGCTCCCTTAGTGCCTCGGCAAAGGCCTCAGTGGCCTCGTGGATCGATCGCGGTGCGCGCCCTTCAGAGACCGGAGACGGCGCAGGCGCAGCTGACCCTGGGCGACGGAAGACCTTAGCCTCCTCTACCGCCTTCTGGGCCTCTGCCAACTGCGTCTTTAGCGTCTCCAGCTCCTTTTGGGCTTCAGACGTATACCGCGTCCGCATCTCCTCACGACCCTTTTGGATGTGAGCAGCTGCGGCAGCGACATCGACTGTTCCGTCCGCCGCGACGGCCTGCCAAAGCTCCTGCTTGCTGACCTCGGGGTGCTCCTTAATGGCTGATGCGATCTCCGTCTCAAGCTCGTTTGCAACGAGTTGCTGCGTGCGCTGCTGCTGCCACGACTTGACCGACTGGAGCTCGTCACGGAGGGCTTTAACCTCCGCGTTGCTCTTGGGCTCCTCAGAGTCTAACAACTCGTCAAGCCACTGGTCGGCAGACTTACCCTGCGGCTGGCTTTGCGCCTGCTGCTGCAAGGTCATCTGCTCAAGGTCGCGGATGCGCTGCTGCGCCTGCTGGAGATCCTTCTCTCGAGACCTAAACTTCTCGTTTACCTCTCGAAACCTGCCATACGGGACCGACTCGGGAACCTTGAGCGCTGGTGGCTCTGAGTCATCACCCTTGGTCTCCACCTCTTCTTTAACGTCCTCGGTGTCTGAGGACGAACCATCCTCCGCTTGATTAGAGTCCTGGGAGTCGTCGGACTGTGGGACATCTTCAGCTTGAGCGACAACTTCAGGCTGCTCTTCACCAGAGGACATTGCCTCCATCTTGGCGACCATCTCATCATATTGCTCATCGCTTAGGATACCCATCTCTCACCCTGCGATTAACGCCCGCCGGCTAATGTGACCCCTCCATCGCTAGAGGGTGTGACTTGTTGGCGTCTGACTCGTACCAGTCGTCCCACTCGTCAGTGTAGTTTCTGCCTGTCCTCTCCTCGAACTGCAAGCTCTCGCGTATATTCTCAGGCTTCTCGGTCATGCGGTCTTCGCGCACCATGGCCGCCTGATGGGAGCCGTAAACCGCGAGCGCCGTGGCGATTACCATGTCGTCATGATGCCCGCTCTGGGCCTCTGGTTTGCCACGCTTCGAGTAGACGAAGTGGTTGGCCTCACACTGGAATCTACGATCGCGTCCATCGAAGTGCCCATCGTAGAGAAGCTCGTAGAGCTTCGACAGCATGAGCGGCCTCGAGGAGCGGTCGGTCCAGAAGCCGTACTTCTTCGTCCAGGTGTTCTCGCCATCCTTCTGGTCGAGCTTGTGGTAGATGTACGGGTAGTTACGAAGCCTTAACTCCTCAATGATGGTCAGCCCGTAGCTGTTGGCCTCGGGCACCACCAGGGCTCGCCACTTGTGCGCCTCGGCCAGTACGCGCTTGCCAAATGAGCGCGGCATCACGCGCTCGTAGTAGGTCGCCACGGTCTTCACTTTTGACGGCTCGGTCACGTCGATTACACAAAATGCCGAGTAGTCCCCCTTTTCTGCGCCCGACGCCGTGTCGACGCCCATCACGTATGTGCGATACTTTTCCGGCTTGGCATGCGCGACATAGCCTGCCTCGGGGTCGCCACCTGGGAAGGCGCAGTGGAAGAACCGGCCCCCGGTCGATACGAAGCTCTGCTCCGCTATGATGGGGTACTCTTGGTGCAGGATGCGGAGCTTCGAGTTGCACTTGAGCCTGTAGGTGTCGACGAACCAGTTGCTCTGCTCCTCCGTCAGCTCGAACTCCTCGACCATCTCCTCTATCTCAGGCGGGATGGAGCGAGGAACCTTCTTCGAGGCGCAGTCAGGGTCGTCAGTCCACGGGTAGAAGACCCGGTGGTACTCGAGCTCGTCGTCGTTCCACATCGAGTAGGCGAAGTTCATGCCGTTCGCGGTGGTCTCGAGCACTACCTCTGGGTCGGCGCCAAGCGACGTAAAGAGCGCCGCCATGGTGTCGTCTGGGTTCTCGTAGCGGCTGAACTCCGAGCAGTGTAGCGCCACGGGCGTGCCGCCACGGGCTCCTTCGCTGTTCGCCGTGCCGATGATGATGCGCGAGTCATGGACGAAGTGCAGTTTGTGAACCGTCTGGTGCTTGAGCGGCACGCGCATGAACTTCGGCAGGTTCTCGTAGAAGCGGTGGTAAATCGGCGCGATGTTCTCCAGCACCGCCTTCTCGGTGTGCGCGATGACGGCGACCTCAAAGCCTGGCCGGAAGAGCGCCTTCCAGAAGAACTTGGCAGCGACGAACGTGCTGATACCCACCTTCCGGCTCTTGAGCACGTAGGTGAAGGGCTGCGCGTCCATCACCTCAGCGAAGTCGGCCTGGATGGGGTTCGGCTTCAGCGGGACGAGCTTCTTCCGCTTATCAAGTATCTTCAGGTACTTCTGGCAGAAGTATGGGAAGTCCCAGGCGCATCGGCGTAGCTCCTTGAGCTGCGCCTCTTTCAATGAATCGACTTGATGCGGTCAGATGCGTCTTCGCTCTCGTTCATGAGCTCGCGCCACCCCTCACCGTCGAGGTCTTTGCCGCTCTTCTCGGTCAGAAGGCGGTGCTTCTCTTCGAGCATCTTGAGCTTCACCTCTTCTTGCGCCAGGCGGTTGTAGTCGAGTTTACGCAGGGTATCGATGTCGGCCTCGTGGCGCTCCTTGAGCCGGAAACGTCGGGCGAGCAGCCATTGCGCGGTCTTGACGTTGACCTTGGCGTCCTCGATGACGATGGCTTCGAGCTGTACCTGGGCCATGCCCTCGGCGCGCATCATCTCAGCCAGCATGTCCTGGGCGCGGCCCCGGTTGACCTTGCCGTGGCGGGTGATGGCGAAGAGTTGCCACGGCTTGATGCCGACCGCCTTGGCTGCTGCGGTGCGCGTATGCCCGACCCTGAGCATGGACACGATGGTCTCCATGTGGGGCTGCACCGCCTTGATGCAGACCTCGAGGGAGGGGTTCATCTCATCTCTGGGCTTATCAGTGGAGGTCTTCGACATTGTTCTTGTACTTCCTCACCGTCATGGTGATGGCCTTGAGCGGTGTGTTGGGGTGGGTGACAAGGTTGAGTGCGGTCAAGAACCGGGTGGTGTCCTTGGCCAGCCTGTCCATCTTATCAGTCACCCTTGAGGTCGTAGCCAGCCCCTTCTCCCAGGTGCGCGAGAGCGTGTTGTCACGGATCTTGTGCAGATACGCCAGCAGTAGCGGCTTCGCGGCCTTCTCGCGCTTGGTGAGCCTGCGCCCTGCGAGCATCTTGAGCGCCTCTTGCGTGTCGCGAAGTGAGGTGATCTGGAGTCCGACGGCGCGCTCGACCTCGGTCATGCAGTCGTACTCATTGACGCACACCTCGACGGCCCCCATGAGCGACTCCATGAGCCACTGGAACGGGGCGCCCTCTGTCGTGTCGTACCTTACTTGATTTTGCATCGCGTCGTCTGCTCGATGTCTTGCAACACGTAGTGGATGCCGTGGCGCTTCTTGCTCAACGTCGCGCAGTAGTTGAGGCACGCCGCGAGGATCTTCTCGGGGTCCACCTGGCGCTTGGCGCTGGCCCTCTCGAGGAAGTGGGCCGCCTGGCTGGCAGCCTTCTCACCGAGGCAGCTCAGGTCGAGAGCCTCCTTCTTGGGCTCAGGCTTCTTCTCAGTCTTCGGCTTCGTCTTGGCTTTGGGCTTGGCGGTCGCCATCGGTCTCCTCCTGGGTTGGCTCATACGGTAAGACCCAGTCGGAGGGTCCGCAAGATGCCAGTATTGCAAAGAAGGTATCAGCACCCATGTCGATTCGCCAGTCTGAGCGATCGTCCCGCCACAGGACGATGGGCAAACGGCCATCTGTGTCACGTTCGCTCTGTGCAATTGCCCTGCGGATGGGGCAGCACTTTCCACGTTTGACCTCCACCCACCATTTTGTGTCTTCGAGATCTGCTTCACGGGCTCCTCTCGACTGGCTGTCGCCACGCCTGGCCTGGTAGCCGCGATCGGTGAAGAGCCTGACGGCCTCCCTCTCTCCGCGCTTCCCCTTCTGCCTGCTGCTTCTTCCGCCCACCCTAAACCCCGCAAACCCCGGCGCACTCTTCATTCCATCCAAACAGATCCTGCTGCCCGCCGTCGAAGTCCACGTCACCGATCGGCACGCGGCTGCGGTGAAGGTAGGGCACGCTGTCCACCTTGAACGTGCCAGCACGGTGTGCCTCCTGAGCGGCAAGCTCCACGGCGACGGCGCGATCGAACCCCGCGCTGTCCTTGGACACGCGCTT